AAAAAAAAAATTTAATAAAAAAAATATTATTAATTAAAAAAAAATTTTATAACTAAAAAAAATAAAAAAAATATTTTTTTTTTTTTTTAGATAAAGGGTTATTAAAACTACCTACGTAAGTAGATCAGACCAAATTTTATAAGAATATTTCTTGATGATAAAAGTCGTTGAAGAACGTCGACTAAAAATCAAATTGAGAAAATTAACTTTATTTCACCCTTTTAACATAATCTAATAAAAATAAATAAATTTCTATATAAAGAGTAGTGTATATATACAGTATGACTAGTAATTTCAACCTTAATATACTGAATGGACTCGACCACGAATATGCAAAAAAATATTTAACTAAATATTTTGTGCCGTTAGACAACGGGAATCACTGTATGCTTGTAGATGGAAAATATATTATCAGAGACGACCAAGAAATAAAGAAGAGCTTCTTTAATCGTATGAATAAAGATCTACAAAATTATTATCTGAAGCAATATTTCGAAGTTAAAACTATAACATATGAGTTTGGACGTGAAACCTTCTATGACAATAAAATAAATTTATGTCCTAAGATTCTCCATCAATATGAACCAGATTATATCATAACTGACGAAGTAAAGGAAAAAAGAGATATATTTTTAAATTATATTTTAGAGGTCTTGTGTTCAGGGGATAAGGCTTGTAATAAATATATTTTATGTTGGTTATCCAACCTAATAAAAGGTAAAAAAAATAATTCTTGTTTATATCTTAAGGGTGGTCAAGGTATGGGTAAAAGTACACTCTTTGAGATGCTAAATAGTTTTATCATCGGGAAAGATTTATGTTTAGAAACTGGATCAGATCCAATCAGGACGAAATTCAACGAGATTTTAGCGGGTAAACTTTGTGTTTGTTTTGAGGAGTTAGAAAACTTTAGTCGGGCAGAATGGGAAAGTATAAGTTCGACACTAAAAAGAAATATAACCTCCTCAAGAATTAATTTTCAGAATAAGTGTTCGAAGGCATACGTCAGTAACAATATAAATAATTATATTTTGATTTCAAATAATGATGCAATCAAGGACGACGACGGCAGAAGATATTTTATTTTAGATATATCACCATCAAAAGTAGGAAATAAACAATACTGGAATACTATTTATTCTTGCTTCACAAACGAAGTAGGAAAAGCATTATATCAATTTTTGTATGAAGTAAATACAGCGGACTTTAATCCTCAAACTATGCCTTTAACCAAAAGTAAAAAAGACTCACATACAAAAAGATTAGATCAGGTTTATAGATTTATTAAAGATAGATTTGTTTTACATAAAAAACCTATTAAGCTTAGTTGCAACCAATTATATACAGAATATAAATTTACAGTAGATTCAAGTTCGAAGATTTGCACCAAAGAAGATTTTCATAAAAAACTAGCTGATATAGGTTTTATGAAAATAAAAAAACATAATAATTTATTTTATAACGAAACAACAGAAAAATTATATAATATGGCTATGTCAAATAATTGGATTTCAGAATATGACGAATTTGATACAGAGACAGAAACAGACCCAAAAATAAGCCCTCTAGATATTGTAGTATGAGTAAACTTATAATTTATAAAATATATGAAATAGAAAATCAAAATCAATTTTATATAGGTTCTACAAATAGATTTTCTTCGAGGAAATCCCATCACAAAAAAAACGTAAAAAATAAAGTCGGTAAATTATACTGGTGTAAATTATATTCTTATATAAGACAACAAGGAGGTTGGGATAAGTTCCAAATTATAAAAATTGAAGAAGTCGAAGGTGATAAGGACGCTCTTCGACGTAAGGAACAAGAATATATAACAAATCTTAAACCACCTCTTAATAGTATTAATTCAATTAAAGAAATAATTATATAGTATATATATGACAGATATAGAAGACCTAGAATCAAGTTCAATAATTACAACTAATCAAGAAGAAGATCCCGACCGATTAGCATCAGAAGAATCACTTAAAAAAATTCAAGATCTAGATCCAACCATAAGAGAACTAACAGAAGAAGAAAAATTTGAAATATTTAAAAAAGAATTAATCACAAAAGTAAAAATCATAGCTCTTGACAAAATCGGAAAAGATCCTTTGACTAATGGAAGTAATTTAAAAAAGAGAGACAAAGATAAAGTCATAAAACATATGGAAGACATACTTAAATTACCTTTGGATGATATTGATCTATTATTTAAAGATATTTGTATAGAAAAAATATTTGATGATGATAAAGATTATACCAATTTTCCTTGTTACAGTAATTAAAATTTTATAAAAAAATTGTACTAATTAATTGTTATATAAATATATAAAAATTAATTAATATTATAAGTATAATATGAGTGGACAACCTTACGTATATCCTTCCGATCCGGATAAATTCAGACAAGAATATATAGATTCTCTTAATCTAAGGGCAAATTTAGATAAAATAAATTATGATGCCAATAGACTTTATAAAAAAACAGGTCAGATATCTGCAATATCTGAATTGTCTGACACTAGATCAACTGTCGAGAAATTAGCAGACGTACAAAAAACAAGAATAGAGCTTATTAAAGATTTAGCTCCTATAGCCGATAACCAATTTGCACAAGCAATAATTCAAGGAATTGAACGAAGCCCTTTAAATACTGATGGTAGTTTATATAATTTCTTTATTCAAAGAGCTCCTTCTATTGTTCAAGAATTACAACGAAGCTATAAATATAAAATTAAAGGTGATGCTAATGATGCAGAGACCTTTATAAAATTTATTGAAAATTTCTATACCCAATCAAGAGATCTAACTGGATCAGTAAAATCATATTTTAATAGACCTTTATCAGACAATAGAGTTGGAATATTGACCGAAGGTGATCTAGACACTATTAAAGCTCAGCTTAACGAAGCTCTAAATAAATTTATTACAAAATTTAATATTAGAGGCAACTCAGCTATGGTAACTTTTAATGAGCAAGCCAAACAAGTCTTAGAAAAAATTAATAGACTAACACAATTTTTAAGTAGTAAAGAATATAAATTTTTATCTACAAATTTTTCAGATGATATTATTAATAATAGATTAAACCTTAATGCGCCCGAACTAGTACAATATAAAAACGCCTATAAACACTATATAGAACTTATTGAATCATTACCAAAACCAGCCTCGGTTATAGCTTTAATTAATCAATTAGAAAAATCCCAGAAAAACGATACACCAAGACTATCGACTCAAATTATGATTAATATTAATGAATTATTTCCAGACCCTGAACGATTAGAAACGGCTATTAGATCATTAGCCGATATTGTAACTTCTAGAGGACCAGAAGAAGGACGTGAACGAACTGTTGAGGAAGCTACTCAAAATAAATTAAAAAAAGTTAATCCTACAGAATTTATTCAGATTGCTCAAACTATTGTTAATAAAAATAGATTTCATACAGCTACAGATGATCGTAATCAAGAATTGTTAGACATAGATCTTGAATTTCTTGAAAGAGTAGTTAATAGAGAGGAACAGTACGACGAATATAAATTAAAAAACATTATATCTGAAGTATTAGAATTAACTGGTCAACAAGTTGGTATAGCAGGTTTAGGTGTAAAACGTCGAATTAAAGGTTCTGGTATTAGTAAACACACCGATTTAACTAAAGGGGTTCAACCAGCTCCTCGATATGTTTCATATGGTAATAAAATTATTAATACAAAAAAATTAGAAGATAATATTATAGCCCTTAAAAGAAAAAGTGGAACTAATATTAAAGAATTTCCTAGTTATAGAGTGTCTGAAAATTTAGCAAAAGTAATAAAAGATATTGTTGGTGGAAGAATATCAAATATGACCGACATAAGTAAACTAACAAAACAGGAACAAGAATATTTATATAAATTAAATAAAGCTAGTGATATATATGACAAATTAAATATTCAAACTCCTAATAAAGACGAACAAGAAAAAGAATTTAATAAATTTGAAGTTATGAAAGGAGAAATATTATCAGGCAACGACAGTAAGGAATTAATTAGAAATTTTAAGACCCTCTGTTTGAAATTAGGTAGAGAAGGTAAACTCCCAAGAAATCAAGTTTCAGATATTCTTACAGAATTAGTTCAACTAGGATATTAAATTAAACAAATAAAATTATATATATAATATTATGACAACTCAATCTTTTGCATATTGGCCTAAAGTGTTACACCCAAATAAGGTCCTTCCTCAGATGACTAGCGACACACTTGAACCAAGATTCTTTTTCGGTGCTTCTCAAGTTCCTGTAAGTCTTGAGGGTATGGTCGGCGGATCAATCCAAAAATATAAACATCCTGAAGAATATGAAAGCTCTCCAGCTCTGGCAAAAAAATTAAAAGAAAAAGGAGATAGAATTCCATTCACAAGTATAGAAAAACATAATAAAATATTATTACCAAAAAATTTTAAAAAATAAGTTTTTGATATATAAAAAAATATTAAGATAATATAATATATGTTTGTTTTAGTACTCAATCAAAATAATCTTGTTCAAGATGGACAAAATAATAAATTAGTCTACAGATTTCCTAACTCAGTAAATCTTAAAGATAAATATATTGCCGTCAGTAGTATAAGTATGTATTACAGTTGGTTTAATATTGCTACCCAATATATGAATAATTATTTTACATATACTTGGACCTCTGCAGGCACTACAACCACTTATACTATTAATATATCAGATGGTCTATATAATATTTCTGATATAAATAATTTAATTCAATATAATTGTATTCAAAATGGAACATATTGGACTAATACAACTAGTGGTAATAACGTTTATCCTTTTGAAATGATTATTAACGCCAATAGATATGCCGTACAACTAAATACTTATTTAATTCCTACTTCTCTACCTACTGGATATACTGCGCCCTCAAATTTTGCAGGATGGCCCACAAATACCTTTAATACTATCGTAACCTTTCCAGCCTCCTTTAATATTATAGTTGGGTACGGTGCCGGATTTGCCTCCAATAATAACGTATCTAACGGTTACACTGCACCAAGTCCAACAGCCCAAAATAATTATGTCGCTAAAAGTACCGCCGGAACTCTTTCATATTTATCAAATACTTCCCCACAAGTGCAACCCAACAATAATGTCTTATTAAGTTTATCAAATATAAATAATCCTTATTCACAACCATCAAGTATAATATATTCATTCAATCCTAATGTAAACGTAGGAGAATTAATATCAGAAAGACCACCTAATTTTATGTGGAATAGGTTAATTGATGGTTTCTATAATCAATTAACCTTAACTTTATTAGGAACCAATCTTTCTCCGTTGACAATCAACGACCCTAATATGACAATATTATTGACTATTAGAGATCACGACGAATTATCAGGTAAATAAAATAAGTATATAAAGAATAGTCTATATATATAGTATATGTTAGATAATAATTTTATTAATAAATTGTTTGATGATTTAGTTAATGAGAAATCAAAAATATTAAACGAATTAAAAACCTTATACGACAAGCCAACAGACGAAAGTATTAAAAAAGAAAGAATATTAAATAATCAATTATCCTGTATAGATAGTATCTTAAAAAGTATAATTAAATATAAAAATATGACGGCTAAAGATAAACTTAAGGCCGATATATAATCTTATTATTCTATTATTATTTTTAGTTAAAAAAATAATAATATAATATACTATATTATGGTTTATAACACTGCAAGCAAATACGCAAAATTACCGTTCTCTAATAGTTCGGTACATATGCATCATAAAAGAACTAAGACTGTCGGTCAAGGAATGGGATCAGTTTTATTAAGTACTGGTGGGGCTGGTTCAGCCTCATCTTATATGGATATTCCTGACTATGAAAGAACAACCGGTAGAAAAGTCGAACAAGGTGAAGGTCTAAAAAGTTTAAGTAAAAAATTAGCTAATCTTAATATCGAGACGGGTATCAAGAAACCTAAACGAAAAAATATCGTTATGAGTTTCTAGTCATAAATACTATATAAAAAAAAGTTTAATATAATATATTATATGTGTGACAAACTAGTTTTTGACTTATCCCAAGAAATTGAAGGATCTCCCAACGTCTTTGTTCGAAAAGATTGGATTAACATCCTTGACAATCAAAATCAAAATTACTCAAGTAATCAATCTATAATTGATACTTCCCAATTATCCAACAGTAATAAATATATGAGCTATAGAGAAGCTTATCTTTCGATTCCATTCCTTATAACAGTTGGTGAAGTTGGTACCCAAACAGGATCTACAAATATTGACGCAAATGTGGCCGGTGTAACTACCCACTTCGCCCCAAATACAGCAGGTTCAAGCGCAGACGAATCAGTAGGTTTAAAAAATTGGTTTGGTAATATTATTCACTCCTTTACCCTTGATTATAATGGTACTACTATCATCCAACAAACTCCTTTTATTAATATGTGGAACAGTTTCAAGCTAATGACAAGCTTATCATATTCCGATATACTTACACAAGGCGCTACCATCGGTTTTTATCCTGATGATCCTTTAACTTGGTCTTATCAAGTTCCAACAGGTAGTACTTCCGGATCTTTATGCCCAAGTGGTCAAGGAACTACAAACAACACTAATTATTTACAATTCCCTATAGTTTCTGGCGCCTATAATAATTTCTGGCAAGGTAGAGGTAATGAAGGTTTAACCAGACGTCAAGATAATATATCGTTTGATAATGATGGAATTGTCGGTTCTGACGGTATTGCAAATTATTTATATTATAGCGCAACAGCTTCAAGAAGTTTATTAAATTCAGCTTCATCTGCTTCTCAAGTATGGAAATCATATATTTCTCAAAAACAAAATTATACCAGTTCATCAAGTTTACCAAGATTACAATTTTCAGTAATGGCAACAGTTTATCTAAAACACGTACACTCTTTTTTCAATATGGTACCACTTTTAAAAGGTGTCTTCCTTAAAATGACTATGAATTTAAATAATACTACTAGTCAAATTACAACAGTCGTAACAAATACCGCTACAACTGCAACTACGGCTACCGCCACCATCCTTGGAATGTCTTGTTCCCAAGTATCAAACCCCGTAGGTGGTGTAAATCCTTTAATGATTGCTTCAGCCGTTGCAAGTAATGGAGGCGTTTCTCTTTTCCCTGCTCAAGTCAAAACTTTAAATACCCCAACGGCGGCCGCCGAAACTCTTCAAACTACTTTAAGATTAAACGTTTCTGTCGGTGCTACTTGTTTAGATCAAACCCTAAGTGCAAACGGAACCGGATCAGGTCAAGTTAGTAAATCTGTTCAACTATATATCCCCGCATATACTTTCAACCCAATTTTCGAACAAGCTTATCTTTCATCACCAGTTAAACAAATCAAATATACTGATGTATATCAATACCAAGTTACAAATATTGGAACTAACCAACCTTATAACAATTTATTGACCAACGGTATTAGCAATATTAAATCTGTTTTATTACTTCCTTTCTATAGCACTACTTCAACTACTTTAGGAACTCAAGCAGATTTCACAGGTGTAACCAATAATTTAAATACTGGTTTTACTTCTGGTATTCCAGTTTATCAAAGTCCTTTCGATCCTGCCGGATGCGGACCAACATCTCCTTTAATTCCAATTACCAATTTCAATATTCAAGTATCTGGTCAAAACGCCATATACAACACTCAACGTTATACATTCGAACAATTCAACAATCAACTTTTTGGTCAAAACTCTGTCAACGGTGGTCTCACTGATGGTTTGACTTCTGGTCTTGTTGATAGAAACGGATTTGATTTAGAATATTGTTACTACTACGTCAACGTTGAACGAATGCTTCCTGTTGATATGTCTGTTCCTAAATCTATCCAAATCCAAGGAACAAATTTATCCGCTAAAGCTATTGACCTCCTTTGTTTTGTTGAGTATGGTGTCGAAATCTCTATTGACGCACTTACCGGCGCCCGCGTTTAAATTAAAAAATAAGATATATAATAATAAAATACTATATTAAAAATAATAATACTATATAAAAAAAAATAATACTATATAAATATATAAATAGATATATTGATATAATAATATTATGCATCATATTAGAATAAAAGCTAGTCCGCTCCAATTAAGTAAATTAAGAAACGGTCACACCGTCAGAATTACAAAAGGAGAAGGTTGTAATTTAATTGTTAGTCCCGAAAGTTATCACTTAGCCTCTAGAGCTTTCGCAAAAAAGAAAGGTCTTAATATTGCTCTTTCTCCTGAAGAAATTGCATTCAATAGAAATTATAGTTTTTTATCTCCTGAAGAACATATGAAATCAAGAGAACAAGGTATAATTCCTGAAGATATGCCTCACCACGAAGGTATGGGTCTATTCAGAAAACATAAAAAAGGTATGAAGGGTAAAGGATGGGAAGACGTATTTGGTAAAGTTGTTGACGTCGGTGCTAAAGTCGGAGAAAAAGCACTTGAAAGATATTTAGCAGGTGACGGAATTCATAAAAAACATATGAAGGGTAAAGGCTGGGAAGATGTAGTAGGTAAATTAATTGATGTTGGTGCCAAAGTCGGAGAAAAATCACTTGATAAATATTTATCTGGTAAAGGTGTTAGACATATGAAAGGTAAAGGCTGGGATGACGTAGGAAATAAATTGATGGACGTAGGTCTTAAAGTAGGAGAGAAAGCTTTAATTAATTATTTAGCCGGTGGAAGAATCAGAGGCAGAGGTCAAGCTGAAGATGAAGCTACTTACAGAAATTTATTAAAAATTCAAGGTGGGTTAAGACAAATCGGTAAACCTATTGAAGCATTAACAGGCGCAAACCCTGCAGATATTGGCGAACCTATAGGGCAAGCAATCGGCGATCAATTTAGAGATGAATTACGTAATTTTTTCGGGATTACATCATTCGGAGGTAAAATTAAAGGTAGAGGTTTACCTGAATCGGCTCTTGAAGCTCTTCATAAAGCTGGTATGGGTAGTATGCACGCCGATCAAGCTTTAGATTTATTACAACAAGCCGGCATTCACGGGCGTCGGGCTCTTGCTCCTTATACTGGAGTTGTAGAAGATATATTAGGACCACGATCAAGAGGTAATGGGATTAAAAATCATCACTTAAATTTAGGTGGTAGACAACAATTAATTGGTTATCATACACCACCTGCCTTAATATCACAACCTTTAAGCGCTAATTTCCAGATGCAACACTTCCTACCTCCACAATATCAACATCACTTTATTACAGGTCACGGACTTTATGCTTAATTTTATAATTTATATATATACTTAAAAAAATAAAAATATATATATTATATGTTAACCGATTACGAGATTATCAATTTAGCAAAACGAATGCAAATCCCTTTAGGAGGTGTATGTTTTAAAGATGAACTTCCATCACCATTACAATTTAATAAATCTTATATTGTAAATTTAGAAAACAGTGAAGATGAAGACGGAGAACAAAACTCGGGAACTCACTGGACTTTTCTCCAAGTTAATAAATATCCTAATAATCATATTGAATCTATATTTTTTGATCCTTATGGACAACCACCTAGTGAGAATATAAAAAAAGTTGTACAAGAAACAACGGGTAAAACCGGTTTACCTTATACAAAAAAAGATATTCAAAGTCTGATGAATAACGCCTGTGGTTTTTATTGTCTTGCTATTGGTCATTATATAAACTCATCAAACTACAGATCAAAAGATTTATATGAAGACGTTAGTGATTTTATGGATATGTTTGATGATCTAAATAAAAGCGTTGATTTTAAAAAGAACGAGTATATACTAAAACACTTTTTTAGAAATAAGGATGAATCAAAAAGAACAGAAATAGAGGTTATAACAGATACTGATAGAATCTCAACAGAAGATGAAAAAGGAGGAAAAGATATGTTTAAAATTCCTCTTGATATTAAATATATAGACAAAAAAAATTAATAAGTATATATATAAAGATTTATTAGGTTTAATATATATTATGACAGATTTACAAGTAATATATTCATCATATACTCCTGCTCAAAAAAAAGCAACTCAAAAGTATAGATCTAATAATAAAGAAAAGGTAAACGCACAGAGAAAACAATATTACCTCACTAGAAAAGAAAAAGATCCTGACTTTTTAGATTATAAACGATCCAAAGCAAGGGAATATTATTTAAAAAAGAAAGAGGAAAGACTAGTTAAATTAAGTCCCTTTTTAGAAACTCCTGTTGACCCAACACCCGAACCTATTGTAGAACCTAAAGAAGAACCAGTTATTGAACCTACACCAGAACCAATTATTGAACCAACTAAAAAACAAAGAAAAGTTAAGAAGGTAATCATACAAGAACCTGAACCTATTGCAGAACCTAAAGAAGAAATAGTTGAACAAATAATTGAAACCGCTATAACAGCAACCCCCAAAAAAAAATCAAGAAAGGTTATTAAGAAAGAATAAAATTATCTAATATGGATAAAGATAATTTAAGATTATATACTATAGAATTATTTGAAGATCAAAAAATTGAATTATTAAAATATCTATCAGAAGAAATTATAGTAGTCAACGAAGCTAAAAGATATATACATACTATTGAGAAAGAGATTGAAAATATTAAAGATAATCCTGAATTTAGTTTTAATAAATATCTTGTATTTAATAAATACTATTATTGTCTAAGAACAAAATATAAATATCCATATATAGAACTAACCGAATTAAAATAATTCTTTTGATAACTCTTCAACTAATTCAGAATATCCCCCAATAAATCTCTCACCAAAAAATATAAACGGAAACAAATTATCAATTCGTCTCCCTTCATATTTTCCTATTAAATATAATTCATCATCCCAAACTATATCAGTATATTTTTTTATAAATTCTAATAGATAAGGTATTTTTTCATTCGTCATATATTGATTACAATCTACATTAACCGGATTATGATGTGAACAAAGTTCTAAAGATCTTTCACAATATTTATTATTAGGTAAAGTATATATAACAATTCCTGTTTTTAAAGGTCTTGGAATATATGGATATGCTAATTTTACTTTTATATCAGTCATACTATATATATAATATAATTGTTTAAATAAATATTTATATTATATATTATGACAAGAAAAGAAATAGAAGATATAACTGATAGATATTTACTACTATTTGGTATTGAATATCTAGCTGGAATTATAGCAGTAATATTATATTTTTTATTTGGACTAGATTAAATATAGTCACAAATATTTATAGTAAGAGAATTATCAGTATTTTTTATAATCTGAAAAGGTTTACCGCATCCATATATCCTATCAGTTTTTATAAGTATATCTAGTGTCTCCTTATCTAGATGTGGATCTACTTGGATACCATTACTTTTAATAACTGCGTGTCTAAATATACCACAATTGATTTGTTCTATTTCGACGTAGTTGTTACAGTTTGGACAAAATATTATATAACTCATTAGTATATATAGACAGTATATCTTTATATACCCGCGGGATATTTCCGGTCAAACCTCGGGATTTTTCCGCAAAGTGATGGGGGGAGTACTGTATAGATGATTATTAAGGTTTATCTGAAGGTTTAACAGCCAAACAGATGAATTAAAAATT